AGAACCTTTAGATGGGGATACAGAGCACTTACATCCTGGTGAGTTTTGGTGTGAGATCTTCACGGGACAGCATATAAGTGTTGATTTTTATGAGAAACAGTGCGTTCTTATGGTTCGTGGAGTGCGGAGCGCAAACAACTCGTTATACAAGTGGGATAAATGGGAAAAAATTGATGGTGAGACCGCTTTTCCCTCGATTTTAAATGATTTGAAGGGTGATTATAAGTGGATTAACTGCGAATTTATTGGCGATAAGTTAATTGAAGTGCATTTTAGGCAAAATCCAGACTTTCGTTATGGAAATAGTGTTGCGATACCTGTATGGAAGGAAGATAATACAATGATAGATAGTAAATATAGGTATGTTGATGATGAAGACTACTTAAGAAAAGGATTTTTCATAGATTAGAGGGATAGAACCCCTTAAAAAGTTCTCTTTTTACACAAAAGAGGAAATCAATGGCAAATTCACCCAATCCAGACAGAGATACAGAGTATATGATGAAAACTTGGGGTACAAATCGACTTACTACAGACTACGGAGAGATAAAAATGAAAGAAAAAATGCTCAGAGAGATTAATGAAGATGACATGACTCCAAAGAAAATGAATAAAAAGAAAGAAACTGAACTTTTTGAGCGTTTTGAGGATTCTGGAGAGATTTTTGAACGCAATGATGGTAAAGAATCTCTTTTTGGGTGAATAAATAAGATAGATTTCGTAGTATTAAATGCCGTTAGAGCGGATAAGTCAAGGTTTTAAAGATATAAGCGGATCTTTTCAAAGAAATCCTTTGAATAGAGATCTTGTTGTATTGAAAAATGAAACTGCGATTTCTCGTTCTATTCGAAATATCGTTTATACACAACCTGGAGAAAAGTTTTTCAATCCAAATTTTGGATCTAGAATATTAAATTCTCTTTTTGAAAATATAGATACAATTAATGCTTCTGTAATACGTGATGAAATAAAAACTTCTATTGAAAATTATGAACCAAGAGTAAAACTCAGTGATGTGATTGTATCTCCAAATTTTGAAAATAATGAGTTTTCAGTCACCATTGTTTATACAATTATTGGACTAGAGACGAGCGAACAAACACTAAGTTTTGCATTACAGCCAACAAGAAGATAAATGGCATTAATAAATTTCACAAACCTAGATTTTGATCAGATCAAAACCACTATACGTGAGTATATAAGATCTAATTCAAATTTTACTGATCATGATTTTGAGGGTTCAAACCTATCAACTATCATTGACGTATTAGCATATACGACATACTTATCTTCGTATAATGCTAACATGGTGAGTAATGAAGTTTTTATTGATAGTGCAACTCTTAGAGAAAATGTAGTTTCTCTAGCAAAGCATATTGGTTATACACCTAGGTCTGTAACGTCTTCTAAGGCGGTTGTATCTTTCTTTGTGAATACTACATCAAATGATGACGTTCCGCTCTCCCTGACGCTTCGTAAGGGCATTGTAGCAACTACACGTTCTCAGTTTGGTGGTAAGAATTTTGTATTTTCTCTCAATGATGATGTAACGACTCCTGTTGTTAATGGAATTGCCAGATTTAATAATGTCGTTATACAGGAAGGAATTTATCTAGAAACTAATTTTAGTGTAGATGCAAATATAAAAAATCAAAGATTTATATTAGACAATCCAAATATTGATACATCTTCTATTCGGGTTCTTGTAAGAGAAAGTCAGGAGAGTGCTGAATCTACAAGATACAATCTTTGCACTGATTTGTGTGTAACTGATTCGTCTTCTGAAATTTATTTCCTCCAGGAAATAGAAGATCAAAGATATGAACTTATATTTGGAGATGGCATCTTTGGTAAGAAATTGGAGAATGGTAATATTGTAGAAGTTTCCTACATTACTAGTCAGGCAATTGATTCTGCAAATAGAATAAAAAGTTTTTCTTTTGCTGGAAGAATTTTTGACAATAATAATAATATCGTTACTTCTGGAATATCTTTATTAAGTACGTTAGAAGAATCTCAAGGTGGACGTAAAATTGAGTCCGTGGATTCGATTAAAAAGTATGCTCCTTTAGTTTATTCTGCACAAAATAGAGCAGTAACATCTTCAGATTATGAAGCAATTATTTCACAAGTGTATCCAGAAGCAGAATCTGTTTCTGTATTTGGTGGAGAGGAATTAGATCCTCCACAATATGGTAGAGTTTTTATTACTATTAAACCATATGAAGGAGAGATACTTCCACTATCAATTAAACAAAATATAACTGATGATCTAAAAAGGTATAGTGTTGCTGGTATTGTACCAGAAATTTTAGATCTTAAGTATCTTTATATTGAGTATGATGTTTCTGCTTACTATAATATCAATAAAAGTAGAGGAGCAGATACTGTAAGAACTAAAATATTTAATAATATTCAAGCATATGCAGATTCTACAGAATTAAACCAATATGGTGCTAGATTTAAGTATAGTAACTTATTAAAAATTATTGATCAGAGTGATGATTCAATCACCTCTAACATTACTAATATTGTAATGAGAAGAGATCTAAAAGTTGCTTTAAATTCTTTAGCAGAATATGAACTCTGTTTTGGAAATTCTTTTCACATTAAGAATCCAAATGGTTTCAATATAAAATCTTCAGGATTTAAAATTTCAAATTCTACTTTTGATGTATATCTTTCAGACATACCAAAAAATAACATAGAAGGTGAAATAGTTTTAATTAGGATTATTGGAGATCAACCTAATATAATAAGGCGCAATTTTGGTAGTATAAATTATCAGAGGGGAGAAATTTTATTAAATCCAACAACAATAATATCAACTCAAAAAATTAAGTTTGGTGAAAACATAATTGAAATTTCAGTTTCCCCTAAGTCGAATGATGTAATTGGATTGCAAGATCTTTACTTACAGTTAGATACTGAAAACAGTAAATTAAACATGGTAAGAGATACGATTTCTTCTGGTGAAGATAGTTCAGGATCTACTTATATTTCATCATCAAGTTACACTAATGGATCATTTATAAGAAATTAAAAAGAAATGGCAAAGGTAAAATTTAACTCTATCATAGAAAATTTAGTTCCCGAGTACGTTTCTGTACAGTATCCATTAATAATACCATTTTTAGAAGAATATTTCGAATCTCAAGAATATCCTGGTGCTTCTTTAGATCTTCTTGAGAATATAGAAAAGTATGTTCAAATTGATAATATTTCAAATTTAGTAGATTCCACATCGTTATATTTTGATGCAAACTATTTTGACAGTGAAATATTTGTAACTTCTACAGAAGGATTTCCTAAAAAGAATGGATTATTACAAATTGGATCCGAAGTAGTTTCTTATCGTGAAGTTGTTAATGAAGAGTTTATTGAAAGTGAAGTTTATATTGGTCTTGGAAGTAGCGAGGTTGAATTTACTAGTTCTCAAGAGGAAGATAATCTCGTTGGGTGGATTATAAAAGTAAAAGATTCTAATAACAAAGTAGTATTCACATCAAAAGTATTATCAATTTCCGACTCAAATTCAGTTATAGTTGATGGAGTTCCTTTTTCTACCACAGATTCTGAAGGATACTCTGAAGACAATTTATATCAATGTGAAATTATAAGATCAAAATTTACAGGATGTAGAAGAGGTTTTGTAGGAATAACTGAATACAAAGATGCTGAGTTGGTATTTAACGATAGCAACGTTGCAAAGCATTATTCGGGAGATGAAGTTAAGAATTTATCGATTTTATTTCTAAAAGAATTCTTCAGAAAACTAAAAAATCAAATTGCCCCAGGATTTGAGGATGGAGATTTTTATGAAGATCTCAATGAATCGATTTTTGTAAAGAATATAAGGCAATTTTATAATGCAAAAGGTAGTGACTGTTCTTTTGAACTTCTTTTTAGGGCATTATTCGGAAAAGATGTAGAAGTTGTAAGACCTTCGGACAGTGTAATTGAACCTTCTTCGGCAAGATTCAGAGTATCTAGAGATTTAATAGTTAAAAAGATTGAAGGTAATATTTTAGATCTTAGAAATAGAACCATTTATCAGGACGAAGAGTATGGTTTGGATAGTACTAAAGGTATAGTACAAAATGTAGAAACTTTATCTAAACCTGATGGAATTTATTACAGAGTTAAATTGGATGATTCATCCACAAACTCGGAGTATATAAAAGGAAATTTTTCTATCCATGCATCTACGAAGGTAGTTTCTGACGTAAAAATAAATGCATCTTCAATAACAGTAGAATCTACTTTGGGATTTCCTGAAAGTGGTGATTTAGTTTTTTATAAAAATGGATTAGAGTATAAAATTTCTTATGAAAGTAAAACTAATACACAATTTATAGATTGTGAAGGTATTACTGTATCCATAGAAAAAGGAACTTTAGTTAATATTAATTCATATGCTTATGCAAAAACTAAAGATGGAAATATAAAGTTTTATATAACGGGTGTGCTTCAACCCCAAGAATTATCATCATTCTTAGAAACTGAAAATCTAGCAAAAGGAGATTTATTTAATTTTAAATCTTTAGGTATAGAATTAGATGATGTTCGTACTAACAATTGGACTTATAATATTCCTCTAAAATATTCGGTTAAATCATTATCATTTTCTGACGAAGAAAATTTCACCTACTTAGTTGAATTATATCAATCTCATAGCGTTTATATTGGTGATGAAGTTATATTATCTCCCACCAATACTGTAG